CGGCAACCTAGATGACGCCTTCCACGACGGCAACCTAGATGACGCCTTCTTCGAAAAGTCCGAGGTCTACGCACGCATAAAAGCCTGGGCAGATGAGAACTTCTGCAACCCGACCGCTGTCCTACACATAGTCCTCACACGCATCGCCGGGGCCGTTCACCCTGAGACGATCATAGAGCGCATCCCACGTGCCGCCCCAGAAACCAGGCTATCTCTATACACAGCCATCCTTGGGCGCCCAGGAGACGGCAAATCTAAGGCGGGCAACGTCGCCCGTGACCTAGTCGACCTACCCGACACTTGTGGAACTATAAACCCCGGATCGGGAGCCGGACTGGCTACATGCTTCGCCGTGAAGAAGGGAGAGGTCGGGAAAGAATCAGGCATGGCCCCACCACCAACCCCAGCCGAGTACAACGGCCTCGCCCTGTTCGTAGATGAAGGAGAGGGGCTATTCGCCACGGCTTCTCGACAAGGTGAAGACCTAACCCCTATGCTCTGCTCGGCGTTCGTGAGCGAGGATCTGTCCAAGTCGCTTGCTTCGGACTCACGTGAAGTAAAGCCAGGCACCTACACGCTAGGTATGGCCGTAGGCATGCAGCCACAAGTCTTGAACAAACTGGCAGGCACTCAGGGTATCGGCCTGCTGCAACGCTTCTTGTTCGCACCTGCAACCCCTAAACAGCAGGAAGTGTTCGACCCGGACGGCTGGAAACGGGACGCACCTACCAGACCTGCCAGCATCCCGCTAACCGTAGGCGTCAACCTGCCTGTCATCATGCAAAGGGAGGATTCCGTTACAGCAGAACTCTACATGATGATAGTGAAACGGTCAGAGCGTGAGGAACGTGCTGACATTGATTGTCACCACCCTATGGTTCTACACAAGGTGGCTGGACTGTTAGCGTTGATGCACGGCGAGCGTGTCATCTCTAACCAACACCTGATGGACGCTATCGACATACTGGACGCCTCGATGGACTACAGGGATCAATGGCTGGACGATATCGAATCAGGTGATGATGTTAAGAGGGAGATGGATGAGGCGTTGAACTGGGTTGTTGGTAAGTGCTCCGAGGCCCCTAAGACACGTCGACAGTTGACTAACGGGTATCCTAAGAGGTTCCGTAAGATCTACAAGGCGGCGGAGGCTGTCGACACGGCAGCGAGTAACGGCCTAGTGTTCCTGGGTGAGGACAAGCTGTACAAGGTTGGAGTTAAATAATGGCTACTCATGAAGCTAGAGCAAAGCTGGAACGCCAGCTAATATGCCAGGTCTATGGGTCCGACCCTGGATCGCTACACGAAGAGGTAGCTCCTGACGACTTCATATGCCCTATGTCTGCGACGATCTGGGCTACGATCCAACACCTGGACTTTCACGATGTGGTCGCTTACGACAAGGCTGTCTACGAGGCTCTGAACGATGCTGGTGTGGGGCCGCTCGACGGTAATACTCACAACTGGCGTGTGATGGTGAACTATCGCTACAGGTGGTCTGGCAGTGTGGATGTCGAGTCTCTGGCCGCCGTGGTGGCCCGTAACGGGCAAGTGTGGCGACTTCGCCAGCAGTTAACTCAGGCCATATCTGACCTCGACCGGGGTGACGACAGCGCAGCCATGATGCACGCCAATCTGGCCGACTAGGCATATTGACCTATACTGGCCGGGTTGCCAAATCGTGCGATCCGGCTAGTATGTAACCAAGCAAGAAACAGCCAAAGGAAACAATCATGATAGTATCATTCCACGACTCAAAACGCCTTGTTGAAGGCCAATCAGAAATCACCGAGTACGAGATTCACGGAACCACCCTGCTGGCCGAATGTGTGGCATATAAGGCCGACGTCAACTGGGTCGTTTACGACTGTGCCACTCCAAGTAAACAAGAATTGATAGCTTCCGCCCGGCAAGCGGTCACTCTGCTAATGGAAGAGCAGGACCTCGACCCGCATGATGTCATGGAGTACGCTAAGTTCGTGCATGATTTGTGCGAAGACACTGGCAGTGAGGAATCATGAGGCGAGTAGGTAAGCACACCACGTTGCACAACGAAGCCACATTCGAACTCACCCAGGTCGGCGGTAAGCAGCTCACGCAACGATGCTGCACGGCGATCAAGATAGCCCAAGGTGAGCACATCAACATCTACCGAGTAGAGGTCGAAGGCGAAGACTCTGAACGCTACTACTACGGCACTCAAGCAACCCTAATAACCCGAGAAGGAGTAACAATCCTATGAAACAAGCACTATTATCAGTAGCCATTGAGTTGGCGTTAGCCGCTAACGTAGTCACACTGCTAGCCATCGCAGTACTAACCGTCCATATGATCTCAGAGAACAGCCTAGGATAACAACCATGATCCATTTAACAAATATCGCCCTAACCCTAACTTGCATGACACTATTTGCAGCCGGATACATCACAGCTACATACCTCATCCACTTGATGACAGCTATGAAGCGTCGACAGTACTGGAACAAGCAAGTACGGGCCTATTGGAAGGAGCGTGAAAGCTTTAAGATCTAACTTTTGTCCTTCACTGGAAAGACCTTCACTCTTAACGGGGTGGGGGTCTTTTGCTGTTTTGGTGGTAGACTTCCAAAGGCCGGTAGGGTTTTGGGTTGTTTCCCCCTACCGGCTTCTTCTGTTTTAGGTTGAAGCTAGCCCCCATTCGCAGGTCCACCGTTTAGCTCCCCGGTCGAATGTGTGTGTGATCGATTCGATTGAGAACGTGCCGTGTACGCCTTTGGCTGCTCCGGTTGTCATCCTGACTGAGATGAGGTCTCCTAGTCGCCGTCTTATTGCTTGAGCACGGTAGTCTGGCCTTTTGGTGGCTGTGAATGATACGGTCATGGTTGGTGTGGGTTTCGAGTAGGAGGCTAGTAGCGCCTCGTTGACTCCTTGGGCGTCGGTTTCGTTGTCGAATTTGGCTCCCTCGTAGTCCCACGATTTGATGGCCCCTACCGCTGCTATGGACTCTTTCGAGTCTTGAACAAGCGTGCTACCTTCACGGCCTCGTACAGCCAACGTGACGGCGCTGAGGTTCTGGAAGTTTCTGAAGTCATCATCGAACCTTGTAGGCGTCTCGCTGGACGCTACGCCGTATTTGCGGGCAAGTACAAACCCTGCGTTGTAGCCTGGGTTGGTTGGGTGGATTTCGACTTTCTGGTTGTGGTAGAAATACCTGTGCGGGGCGGTCTCGTCTGTGAAGGTTGCCACGTTCGGGTTGAAGTTGGCGGAAGTGTCGATACCGAATAGGCCCGTGAAGAACAGGTGAGGAGCCGTGCCGCCAGGTGGTGTCAAGGGCGCTGCGTCTATCCTCATATCACGTGCCGCTAGCACGGACGACCCGGAACCGCCCACGGCTGTATGTGTGGCGTTCACGCCGCCGTCGATCTGGCCGTACCAGTCACGCACTACGCCCCATTCGTACGCCCACGCACCACCTGGACGGTCAGTATCCTTATAGAAAACCCATTGAGGGGGGTCGTTGATGTCGTCCTCTGTTAGGACTTTTACGTACACTGCTGGGTGGCCGTCGTTAGCGCCGGGGTCCACGACCATCTTGAAGCCTTGAGGGGTCAGCCATGATGTGTCTTTGTTGTAGACGCTGGAGACTGCCGTGACGAACAATAGTTCACCGGGTTGGGTGCCGAACGGCGCCAGGTCTGGAAGCGTTAACGCTATGGACACCTCCGCACCTACAGGGCCGTTCCCGGCGTTGTGTGCACCAATGTAGAAGGTGGGTGCTGCTGGAGCCACTTTGGCGTCTGCACGGTTGACCAAGTCGCCTCGGTAATCTCTGAGCTTGACTGTTTCGAATCTGAACTGTGCTCCCTCGTCGTCGGCCCACTCGGAATGAACTACACCAGTGTTGAACCCGCGTGAAAATAGACCTATAGGGCCTTCTACGGTCTCGTACAGGCGGCCTTGTTCGGCGTGTTCAGCGTCCCTCATCAAGTCTAAAGCTTTGCCGGATACCTGGTAGTCGCTGCCGATAACATGGTCCGAGTAGATCGGGCCAGGAGGGTGCAGTAGCCCGCCCTGGCGTAGTGCGTTACCCACGGCCACGCCGCAAGGGACGCCGGGGGATATGTTGCCTGTCGTACCTACTGTCTTGACGCCTTCCACGTCCACGTCTGCGCCAGAGGCCAGGAAACCTTCAGCCTTGATTGTCGCTATTTCGAGGCCGTTGACGTCGCCTGACGGTTCGATACTCGACAGTCTGCCGGTCCACAGTACGCCCTCGTTGGGCACGTAGCGGCGGTCCCACATTTGAAACTCTCGGAATCGTGGTTTGATTTTGCCTCGCCAGATGCAGTATAGGCCCCAGTTGGTGCCAGTGCCTGTGAACGCTGTGTCGTAGGCGAGTGTTTCGCCGTTGAGGCCGTAGCGTATCTGGTCGCCCTGGACGTCGATGAAGATAGCTGAGGATTCCAGATCTTCGACGAGGACTTCGGATTGCATGACATGGCTGCCCCCGCCCGTACGGGTCCAGTGTTGGAGGTACCCTTTGTTGAAGCTTCGGCGGTCCAAGATTACTTGCCCGTATGTGCCTGAGTCTGAGAGCCGGTACATGATGCCCGGTTCGGACTCCATGTCTTTCTTGTCGAACTCTGCCCACGCTACGCCGTCAGTGGTGCCTACGTCGAGTGTTGACACGGAGCGGTCTCCGCCTGTGAATTGTTGTCGTGGGACTACGCCTTGCCCGTCGTCGGATATGAAGCCGCCTAACGATTGGTGAACCCAAGGTGTGCCGAAGTCGTCCACTTCGATGCCTGACTCGAAGCGTGTACCAGCGATACGGACAGGGTCGTTGTTGACAGTCCCAGCTACTTGCACACGAACCTTGTGGCCCTGATCGAGGGAGTAGGGTGCCGTCACGAGAGGCGATTCCGTGTTGAACTGAGAGAACCTGCAATCGTCGTTGTTGAGCCTCATCTGCAACTGGCCGGGGGTCACTCTACCACGGTACTGTGACGCCTGATCACGCCCGATCGTCGTTGAATGATCGAGGACTAGGCCGGTCACGTTCTCGATGTCCTCGTCGAAATCTCCGTCGCCGTCCCAATCGACCAGGATTTCCAGGTCGGCTTCGGTTCGGGTGACAGTGTTGGAGAAACTCACGCTAGAGTCATCACCTACACTGTACCCGGAAGGGTGCCCGGAAGGGATCGTGGGAGGAGGCGGAGGGTCGGGGATGGGTCGGAACGCTACTGTAATCGCTGAGAGGGCCTCAAGTTCAGACCAGCTAAACAGGGACGGGTCCCCTGTGGCGCTGGCCAGCTGGGCCGAACAGACCGCTATAGCCTGATCGTTGTTCGTGCCACCCCCGCCTGACATGTACTGCTGCTGGTAGTTGTAACCGGTAGGGTACGCCGATATGGTCGCACCGTCGTCGGACGCCCCACACACAGCCACGAACAGGTTATTGTCGGCCCCCCAACTAGCTGTAACCCCGGGGCCGTTCACGGAGGACGCTATGCCCGTGGCATAGGTGGAAGCTTCCGGGTCGGTGGCAGGGTCAACGCCTCGGATAACCCAGCACATAGCTGCTGAGGTCGCTGTTGTGGGGAACGTGAACGTCGCTGTAGAGCCCGATTCGGTTCCTGTGGCTTTCTTGCTTAGCAGCCAGGAAGTGTGGGACGAGTCATTGTCTCCTAGGACGTCCCACCCTGATGGGGCTGTGGCGTCTGTTCGTATGCCCTCGACTACGCCGACTAGGAGCAACCTGTCGTCGGCCTGTATACCGGAAGGTAGAGTTATCGTTAAGGTGCCAGAGTTCGACGTTGTCGATGCCGTTGAGGATGTAACAAATGTGGGAAAGGTCGTCATGACCTCAAGTCTAGTGCTTGATTATTGAGGTTGCTGCCAAGTACGCTGGATTGGAAGTGTCAGAAGCGCCGCCTAGTCTTGTACCGTTACTGGACGACGTTGTCGGTGTAAACCCGCCCGATGCCGGGTATTCTACGTTGATAGCCCACGGGGTGAGACCACCGATGCGCTGATGCCTCGTACCTGAGCCGGACTGGAAGATGCGGGCGTGAGCACCATCACCGTCGAGGTCGTGGGTGTGGTCCAGCTCTCCGCCTGTTTCGCCCACTACGGAACCCGTACCACTAGCGGCCTTACCTAGCCGGAAACGGCCACGGGAGTCAGGAAGGTTGAACGTTGTTGATCCATCGCCTGAACCGTACGTTTCACCGATCACGGCGAACAGGTCCGGGTACACGGTGCGGCTCACAGCGGAACCGTCCTCTAGAAGCCACCCATCGGGGGCAGTAGTTCCACGGAAATCTACAGAAGATCCGGTATGCATTAGGTCACCTTGCTTGTCGGAGAGGAATATGGCAGGCGAGATGGTTAGCTCGTCGCCCGAGAACTCGAATATGCGTGGGGCAGTCCACTGACGAAAGCCTCTAATCTGGCCCCCGTTTGAGCGTGTAAAGTAGTATCCGTACACGTTAGTTGCGCTGGTATTCGACGACAGCGTGAACGTCTCAGCCCCACGGGTCGCCAGGCCAGGGTCGCCGGGCGTGAACGTCCACCCAGCGGCGGACAGCGTCGCAGACGAATATCCGGGGAACGCAGCTTCCGTGAAGTCTGACGTTTCAAGGTCGTTGACTTGCCCGGGGGTTAACCCTGCTGTGACGTCGTTGACGAATAGGTGGAGTTTCCACGCTACTGTTAACCCTTCGGCTAGGATCTCGCTTTTAGCTGTGTTGGGGATTCTGAACATTACAGGGAACCTCTACGGGTCGCTTCTCGAACGATGTCAATGATATCACGCTCGGACACGATAGACCCGCTAACGTTAACGACGACGGCAGGAGCACCGCTGCCGTTGCCGACACCTAGCATCCTTTCGAGCCTGTCTAGAGGGATCACGGCTTCGTCTTTGCCGCCTTCAGAGATGTTTGCCAGGACACCACCGGGGCTGTGCTTGACCAAACCGCCTTTAGCCAGTTTGGGAATGTTGAAGGCTCGACCGCCAACGCCCGGAACCCAGTCAGGCACGGTGAAGCCTTTACCACCGATAGCCCGGTTCCATATGCCCCTGATAGCTCCGAAACCCTTACGGAACGGGGCAGTAATAGCTCTAGCCACACCTGACATAATTGCGGAGATCGCTGACCGTAAAGTCCTGAATATACCCTTCACCACGTTGATCTGAAACTTCACGTAGCCGACTGCAACTTTGATGGCACCCATCACGACGGCCTTAATCCCTGCCCAAACTTTAGCGCTCACATTCTTAACGTAGTCCCAGCCCTTCGAGATGACTGTCTTGATCTTCTCCCAGTTCTTGTATATGAGTACACCTAAAGCCACCACGGCGACGATAACTAGAGCTATTGGCCATATAGATAACAGCCATGCAGCAGCCACAGCAGCCGCCGAGATTAGGGACTGGACACCTAGTACTATCCAAGCCGCTACCTGAGTAGCTACGGCGGCGACGGTTGATGCAGCCGACGAAGCAGCCGAGGCCGTGGCGGTCGCTGCGTTCTTGGTTTGAGCCACACTAAGGGCGCTGACCCACTTGACGGCCTGGGCCATCGGCACACCCAGGTTGACTACGGATGACGCTAGGTCGCCCACGCCAGAGGCGGCAAGGAAGGCGGTGTCCATGACGCCCAACTGTTTCTTTTCCAGCGCCTCAAGTTCTCGCCCAGCCTCCTTAGATGCGTCACCAGACGACTTGACGGCCTCGCTAGACAGTTTGATCTCTTTGCCGAGGTCGTAGGATGCGTCCTCTAGGCGTTTGATCTCTGCGACCTGACCTTCGGTCAAGCTTTCCTTGTCGAGCTGTTTAAGTTCCCGTAGCCGGTCCTTGTACCCCTGCTGCTTTGCCTCAAGGCCGTCAAGCTCGCTGGACAGCTTTTTATGCTTAGCTACAGCTTTATCCATAGCGCTAGCTTGCTCTTCGACGGCCTCGGTAGTTTGACCCGAGATGTTAGACCACGCCTCTTGCGAGTCTTGGATACCTGTGATGCCGTCACGGAAACCCATAGCGGACTGGTCGATGCGGTCGAAGGATTCGGCAACTCGGCCCGAGTCGATGTAGGACCCGTCCCCCATTGACCGTGTGGCCCTATTCACTTCGTCAGACATCGTTTGTGCGGACTGCCCAACCCGATCGAAAGCCTTTTCGAGGTCCTTCGAGTCACCTGCGAATGTCAGGACTACTTTACCTTTTGAGGCCATTATCTCACCTTTAAGCCTGCCGCCTCGGCGACCTCGATCAACGCTTTATCTAGAATTGTATCAAATTCACCTGACCGTTTAGCTTCGAAATAGGCTTTGTACAGGTAACGACCTTCTTTCTTGAAGGGCCTAACCACTGATTTGTTCTTGCCTACACGCCCACCGAAGTCGAGCCAGGCGTAGTATGGTGCCTTCCTAGAACCGGCTGCCACACGAGCCGCTGAACGGGTCGACTGGGCTTTCAGTGTTCGTCTAGCTCGCCCGCTCTTGACGGGCACTTTAGGCACGGCACGATCGACGACAGTGTCAGAAGCCTGATTGAGGGCCAAGCGAACCATCTTGGGGAGATCCTTATCGATCTTCTTCAAGTTCTTAGTGAAGAGTTTCAACCCTTCTATCTTGACCGGCTCAATCATTTCCGTGTTTTCGCTTTCTTCATTTCGAGTTCTTCTCGCTGTGCTTTGAGGCTGTAGTAGCTTTGCCAGTCGATGAACTCGGTATTGGACATGGTAGCCCTCAGGTTCTCAACCGTCATGCCCAGCTTGGTGGCCAGGAAGAACGTGAATTGACTACTCGGATTCGCCAGGAAACCGCTCTACCGACTCCTTACCCGCCTTATCTGTGAGTCCTGATAATTCCTGAACGAGGTCGACTAGTGGCTGCACCATCCCAGATGGGGCGTTCTCTAACCATGTCCTGACCTGGCTTATGGACATCCGAGGTTCCACGATAGCCCTGGACAGCAAAAACGGTTCAATGTCTTTACTCTTACGGTCACTGGCCATCATAACCTCGTTCCGGCGCAGTGTGCGAATAAGGATAGTCCCGACACCAGGGATTTCTACCTCCTGAGTGTCTTGAGACTCCTTTGCTGCGTCTATGAGATCTTGGGCTGTTAGTTTCGTCATGTCCACCTTACGCTTGTGGGGTTGTGTCTACGTCGCCGCTGACTTGAAAATCAGCCGACCATGATACTTTATCAGCTACAGGGTTAGTCTCTACGTATGACGTGCAGATAGCGTTAAACGAGTCTTGCGGAAGCCCTGAACCAGCCCCTTCACCCTGTCGAATGATAGGTACAGCGGAACCGTCCTGAATCGCAAGCAACACGGCACGTGGGCCAGTGCTAGCAGTGTTGTCGTAATGCCCTTCGCAGGAGAACGTCGAGTCGGTCAACCCGCCAATGTAATGCTTCGACATGTTGCCGTAAGCGCTGACGTCGTGGGTGTCCGTAGACCGTCCAAGTTCCGAGCTGGAAGTGTACTGAGAAATGTCTGTACCATTAACAGTTACGCTGGTATTTTTGCCGTGAGTGAAAGCCATAGCCTTTATCCTATCTTAGATATCTTGCGTTTCGATTAGTATAGTCGACTGAATGTATCTTGTTGCCGTGACAGCGGTGCCTACCGGTTTGATATACAGCCGAAGCTCTCCAAGGTCAGGAAACTCGGCGTCCGTGTTACTTGACAGGTCAACCTCCCGCATGTGCCGGTCATTGATAGCACCAGTCATGGCCGTGCCGACAGCGGGGGCGTAGAACAGGTCGTTATGCAGCTCCGTGCTGACAATCTCAGCGTCGTTGTCGACCCCCACTCCTTCCCAGCGGCCCGTGGTTGATGGTACGACTTTGTATAGCCGTATCTGCCAATCGGTAAACTGAGTCGACGTGGCTCGACCAAACATCTTAAAGTTCGTGACTCTGGTCCCAGGGGGGATTATGAGGCCCTGATGTTCCCATTCAATTATAGGGTTAGCGCCGGTGCCGCCTGACTCTGCCCACTGGTAGTAGGCGTGACCGTAGTTGTCGTCGAACGGGGTCACCCACCTGTAGTCTGTGTAGACGTAGAACCGCCCTGAGATCGACTGCCGGTATTTGCGCTTCGGATGGTTAGCCGTGAACGCTACGCCTGCCGAGTTTGTGACGTACTGGTCGTACCCGTCCCCTGTCCTGACGTAGTAGATCGAGTCCGGTTCCAGGGTTGCGGGTAATGCGGATACGGCTTTGTGTTGTTTTAAAGGGGTGGCCATTTGTTACCAGCCTGCCGTGGTCCAGTAGTCGGGGTAGTTCCCGTCGTACAGTTGGCATCCGTTAGCGTCCTCTGTGACTTTGTCGAGTTCTGCTTTGTTGGTGTGGGCGTGAAAGTCTGACGAGTCGACGTATAGGCCGTTGGCGTTGAGTGTTAACCCCTGGTTGGCGTCAGGTGAAATAGCGACGCTCAGGGGCGTACCTCCCCCATCTCCAGTTAGAGAGGCATCTGAAGTGATTGGGAGTAGCGCTGCTACTGGGACTGAGAAGGTGGACGAGTCTGACATGGTGAAGTCGATCTCGTTGGTTCCACTGTTGAACACGCCGCCTGTGACCCTGATGTCGGCCTGTAAAGCGGTAACGTCAACGGTGACAGTGGTCGAATCGGTTAGCGTGAGCACAAGGTTTGTACCTGTTACCGTGCCGGAAGCCACAGCAACGTCGGTGCCGCCTGTACCACCGATAGCAGTAACCCACGATTGTGTGCCAACTCCGTGGGCTACGCCCGCATTGTCAGTCACATAGAACTCAGCGTAATCGCCCGAACCACCGGACGGGTCAGCGGCCTCGATGAAGTAAACCGCATCGGCCTCCAACGTACCGGGAAGGGTTGACTCTTTAAAGAACTTGATTTGACTACTCATTATTTATACCTTACCAGTTTGAAGAGGTCCATTGTTCCTCGTTTTTAGTTTTGTCGACCGTGTTGATGGCTGTGCCGTCGAAGAATTTGAGGTCGCCTGTGTCGGTGTTGATCCACACGTCCCCGGCTTGAAGGTTAGGTATCAGCGGGTCGGCGGCGTATACCCCAACTGTTCCCGGTAGTGTGTCGAGCCTGGCTTTGTCTGCCGCTGAAAGTAACCCGGCCAGGGTGGGAGTTGCAGACGGCAGGACGACATCGTCACCTGTTGAGGATAGCAGTTCGATAGTCGTGGCTGTGTGCTCTCCGAATGAGAGGTCCGTGACGACCACAGGGGGGCCGCCTGGTGTTATAGGTCTAGGGTTTGCTTCTGCGTCACCTACACCCACTACTTGGACAGTGAACACGCAGGAGAGGAAACTTTGCCCGGCGTGTTCGTGGGGTACGAACTCTGCGTAATCGACATGTACCCAGTCGAACGCCGTGTATGAGTCATATGTTTCTAGAGCGTTCTTCACTGCCGACTCGCCGGACCCGGAAGCGAAGGGGGACATCCGCCCGACGACTGTCCGGTCGTAGGCTTTGTCCACGATTATGGCTATGTCTATAGTGAGCCGATCTGATCCCCGACCGTACGTCTCGTCGAAGTCTATGCGCTCTGGGAGGGCCACAATGGCCACAGGAGGGGATACGCTGTCTGGCAAGTACCGGAACACTCGAAGCCCTTCGATCTCGTCTAAGGCGTCGCCTAGCTCGTCTATGACGTCTTGAACGATCACGCTATAGCCCACCATCTTCTGTATGGCCCTAAGGCGACTTCCACATCAGGGTCTACCTTGTTCAGTAGGCGCATTTCCGACCCCATATCGGGGGTACCTGCCACGCCTAGTGGCGAGTTCTTGCGAACAAAGAAGCGTGACGCCTGCAACAAACAAGCCTGTTTAACCCCGTCGGGAACCGTGGACCATCCAAACACGGCGGTAACGTTCACCGTCGCTACTTGTCTACCTGTGCGAATCGCAGTCCAGGGCCTTGACTTCTTGTCAGCGTTCAACGGATACAGTTTGTAATCCGAAGCATCAACAGTGATCGAGTTACTGACCACTGTCAAACCAGTCACATTCATTACGTCATCTATCTGGACGACGTAGTCTTTCTTTTTCCGATCGTAAACGGCTTCGAACTCCCGCTCTTCAGCCGCTATGACGGCACCGAACTGACGCCCCGCTGACCGGTCGATCGCTCGACTAGCAGCAGAGATGGCAAAACCCAACTCCATATCGTCGGCATCATCATCGATGCGTAGATACTCCTTGGCCTCTGTCAATGTGACGTAGTCCGGTGCCCAAGTCATGCTTACGCAGCTCCAGTTAGCGCCTTGTAGGCGTTGACGTTCTGCTGCATAGCGTCCATCCGTGCCCAGGCGGTATACTCGATCTCTCGATGAGAGGAACGTGCCCAAGGGTTAGCGACGATCTCTATACTTCGGACACGTCGGATGACGTAACCCTCAGCTAGTTGACCGAACACACCCCAGTTGACGGTAGCGTCACCAGCGACCAAATCAGGGAGGCCCTGATCGATCGTGACCGGGTACCCCATGAGGGTACCACCACCGTTACTGGTAGCCATATCAGCAGCGTCGTTACGCCACAACGGATCACCAGCAGCGTCACGCATCTTGCGTACAGCCTGCAACGTGTTGTCGTTGAAAGCCCAACGAGCACCCATGCGGTAACCAGGGTCTACAGAGTGGATGAACGACACCAAGTCATCGTGAGTGATACCATCGCCCGCATCGGCCAGCTCGACACCAGTCAAACCAGTCGTGATACCTTGAGGCTCGTTAGTGCCGGTACCTGTAGCGATATGAGTCGCTTGAATACGCCCGATGCGTTCACCCAACTTACGGGAAACGAGACCAGCGATATCGTAAGCCGAGTCTTGCAACAGTTCCTTAGAAACTCGCAACGGGTTTGCGGAGTCGCCACCTGCCATGTAGCTGTAAGCGCCAAGGGTTTTATTGGTGAACGACAGGTCAGCGCCGGTAGTGAACGTAGCGCCTTCCGCTACGATCTCACCAGAGTTAGCCGAGTCGTCCATAGCCTGCCACGGGAGTGGGTTACCATCGCTGGTAGTTTCGGTCTGAACAACCGAAGCCAAACCGCCGAACTGTACGATACGGTCAATCAGCTTATTACGGAAACCGTCAGGGGCGGTAAAGCCACCGGCAGGATCAACGCCGACCTGTTGGGCACGAAGCTCCTGCAAGTCCTGGTTCTCTGTGCCGGTACGTACGTACGCTTCGAACGCACGTTCAAGGGTGTCGTCGTTCTTTGTCGTGCCCACGTTGAGGCCAACGTCAGGCCGGATAGGTGTGTCGTACGCCTTCTGCCGAGAACGAATCTCCTCAGTCTTTTTGACCGATTCGATCTTTCCCTCTAATTCTTCGTAGCGCTCAACCTCTTCATCAGTAAGTTCACGCTCTTCTTCGTCAGCGACTGAAAGTACTTCCTTCAGTGCATTCATAAGTTCGTCTAGTGACATGCTTGTTATTTTCCTTATCTTAGATGGACGTTAGCCCGAGCACGAACCAACTTCTTACGGTTAAGCTTAGCAAAGTCTGGCCGCTCATCCGATCTTACTTGAGCAGATGCACCCTCGTATGCGGGGAATGTTACGACCGACACGTCTATGAGTGCCCCTACCGACGTGTGGGTCCTGAGCCGGGTACCGTCTGATCGCTTCTCCCATCGGTCTTCGTTGGGAATAAACCCGAACGAAGCGCCCGACAAGTCCCCACGCTTAGCCAGCTCACGCAAATCTTGTGCATAGCTAGTGTCAGGCAGGTCGACTTCGAACTCAAGGCCACGCTTGTCGACGTTGAGCCGCAAAGTACCTGAGGACTGCCGACCTAGCAGCAGGTTGGGATCATGGTTGATCAACGCCCGCACATCAGTGCCGGAATCTTCCAACACTTTATCGAATGCGCCCCTCTGGATCATCTCGTAATTGCCCGGCACACGGGTCTCTTGACCGAAAACGGAGGCGTGACCAGTTAGTCGGTTACCGTCCACCTTCGCCCGAAACTCTACTTCAAACCTGTCCATCGTCTCTTTCTTTCCCTACATCAGAGCCGCCCGAACCGGCAGGCGTGTACAATACGTCCCCACCTGGGGCGGGTGGCAAGTTGCGTACCCTGCGAGCATCGTTAGCTGTTATCATGCCGCCCTGGATCTGTTTAATCAGCAGCTCAACTTCTTGTTCCGGGTTGGGTCGCTCGAGACTAGCGAAGTCGAACACCAAGGTTTGGCCACGGGGCAGCAGCTCGCTAACCCTGTCTTGCAGGCGGCGAACCCAAGGGCCCAACACCGTACGGGAAAGGCCACGGTTCTGCTCAGCCACCCCCGACCCCCACGAAGTCTGCTTGTCGGTCTGCATAAGCAGGTGAGGCGGGACACCGAACCATCGGGCAACCTCTTCAACTTGGAAATGGCGGGACTCTAAGAACTGTGCGTCGGCAGAAGTCATAGTCCACGGAGTGAACTTGAGTTTGCGGTTGATGATTGCTATATCCCCTGCGTTTTCCACGCCAGTCAGGCGTGTGTCGATGACCTCACGGATCTCGGCAGCTTCTTCCGGGGACACGTCCTCTTCTGGCGTGACCATACCGGAAATCATAGCTCCAGAGGAAAACATCTTAGCTGCCGTACGTTCGCCAGCTATCGACACGCCCAAAGACGTTCTAGCGGCGGACAGTGGTGATATACCACGGATACCGTCCAGGGACATCGCCGGGATATGCGTCAACGTTTCAGGAGTGTAAACCTTACTAGACCCGTCGTCAACGGTGATGCGGAACTGCTTGTCACGGTTCCTGACTTCGAGTCCTACCGCTGCTGGGTGAACCGGAAGTAGACCGATGATCTGACCGGCACCGTTGTAGATGTGCACCAAGTAGGCGTTGCCGTGAAGGAGAAGATGCATCATCGTCGTCTCCCAGAACTCGAACGCCGTGACACCCATAGAGGCACCAGGGTTGTCGATCCAGGAATCAACCTTGTCTAAAGTGCCGTCCTGCATTTTGCGGACAGCGTCAACCTCGCATGACGCTATCGTTTGAGCGATGAGGGAGCAGGCTCGCCAGACAGTGGAAAGGCCGAGCGCTGTCCCCTCAGTAACTTCGACCCCAGAGTAGTTCCCCGCACCAGCGGGATACAACCTGCTCATTAGGTTAGGGTCGGAGATCGATAGCTCCATGGACCGGTTCTGCTGTTTCTTGAAGGGCCAGATCATAGTTGCCTACTGTATCGTATAATGAAGTATGACACTACTGAGAGAATTTAACAAGGCACTCAAGGGTAAGGACACCGAACAGGTCGATGGGGCAGCTATCGCCCTGGGTAAGAAGCTCGCTAAGGCGATCGACGAAGGTGAGGGTGACATTGACCGGGTTTCTTCCCGTATGCTTGCAGTGTTGATAGAACTCCAAATGACACCCAAGTCCAGAAACAAGGCGACCACTGATGAACAACCCAAAGCAAACCCCCTCGACGAACTCAAAGCCAAACGCAACGCTAGGGTCAGTAAAGCCTAGGATTTGGACAAAGCCACTAAGAGAGCTGACAGAGGACACTTCTTACGGCTACGACGTAATCGAGTTCGCAGACAAAGTGTTAGGCGTCACCTTAGATCCGTGGCAGAAATGGGTAGCGATCCACGCAGGGGAACTACTCGAAGACGGACGCCCACGGTTCCGAGTGATCATGATCCTCGTAGCACGACAAAACGGCAAGACACTACTAGCCAAGATCTTCATCATGTACTGGATGGCAGTAGAACAGCAGAGAATGATCCTAGCGACAGGCACGAACCGGTCGTACGCCAAGGTTACGTGGAACCAAGTCAAAGAAGAACTCGAAGACAACCCCCACATAGACGTTAAGGCACGGCTAACCATCGGTGAGGAATCACTGTACGTCGGTGACTCTGAATACAAGTTCGCAGCAAACGGCGGCAAAGCAGGCCGGTCACTAACCGTACATAGACTCCTGATCGACGAGATCCGGGAACACAAGAACTGGGACACTTGGGGAGCGGCCACCAACGCCATGCAAGCCGTCAGCCAGGGGCAGGTACTAGCCATCAGCAACCAAGGCGACGACGAATCGGTAGTGCTGAACTCCTTACGAGACTCGGCGTTAGAGCAGATAGAGGACCCATCAAAGGGCGACGAACGCCTAGGACTATTCGAATGGTCATCGGTCGACGGCGCACAGCCAGACGACCCCGAAGCCATAGCAGCAGCCAACCCGAACCTAGGAGACCGCATAACCATCGACACCATCATGGGCAACGCTAAACGGGCCATACGGGCCGGTGGCGAAGAACTAGCGACGTTCCGCACCGAAGTGTTATGCCAGAAAGTGGCGATGTTTGACGCAGCGATCGACGAGGCAGCGTGGAAGCTGTGCGCCAGCGACGACCCGGTAGACATGGCCAAGCACCGGGCCACCGTGAGTCTATGTTTTGACGTGTCGTGGAAGGCTGACCACGCTGTACTGGTAGCAGCTGTCGAAGTCGGAGAGGCCACCCACATTGAGGTCGTCAAGGAGTGGGATGACTACGGCTGCGTTTCACGAGCCAAGAGAGAGCTGCCCGCACTGATAACGAAGATCAGACCGCAACGGTTCGGATGGTACCCTAAAGGCCCAGCAGCGGGCATAGCATCGACACTGTCGAAGGGGTGGGAGCCTAGAGGGTGTGAGCTGGTCGAGATCCATGCAGAGCTTCCAGCGGTCTGTATGGGGCTAGCAGAGATGGTCACGGACAAGGCTGTCGCTCATAACGGCGACCCGCTACTCCAGAGGCACGTAACGTTAGCTCAACGAAAGGTCGCTGGTGACGCTTGGGTGTTCACTCGCAAGGGTGAGTCTCCTGTCAACGCCGCCTACGCTGCCGCTGGTGCCGTGCATCTGTCTCAGACAAGGCCAGCACCCAAACCTAAGCTGACAGTCCTGTAAGGGCTGCACGCCCGTGTGAGGGGCCAGTAGGCTGTCAAACCCCCAGGATGTTGACACAAAAAATTTCCTCAAACGGCGGGTGTAGATAGGGGGGTTGGCTTGAACTTCTAGATGCCCCGGTCTCTCTTGGTGTGACATCGTTTACACATTGGGTCGTAAAAGCTGTGATCGGGTGAGTATGGCTTAGTCTTTCCGCCTCTGGTTTCTGTTAGTTGGTTTGGGTCTTGGTGGTTGTATGCCCATTCGTTGGCTTGGTTGTCACAGTTGATGCATTGGTGTTGTGATGCTTTGCCTCTCTTATCTTTGATGCGCTTGTGCATGCCTGTGTAGGTTATGTTGTGGCCTGAGAGTCGTCGGTCTGGTTGGTCTACTACTCCCCATTTATGGGCTTGGGTGTAGTGTCTTGTGCAGTAGCCTTTAGCGTAGTGTGTTGAATCGCAGTCAGTGGCTTTGCATCCATGGTTGCGTGGCTTGTTGTGGTTTAGTGGTTTTATGGTAGGGCTTCCAGTGTTGCCGGTTCTGTACCATCTGTGATAGTGCCCTGGGCACATACCTCTTTTGAGGCGTTTGGGGTTTAGTGCTGTGCAGCCTTGTACGCTGCATTGCTTGTTATCCCCAGTCGGTTGTTGGCTGGCACTTTGGATCATGTTTCCTCCTTGTAGGATCACCTATGGAGAGGTTACACCCCTTGCATATGGCTGTCAAGTAGTTGGGGTTGTCGCCTGTGATTGCTTTGCCTTTGGTGTGGTGTACTTGGGTGGCTATGTGTGTGCAGCCTGGTAGTTGTGCTTGGCATTGGTAGTTGTCTCGTTGGAGTATGTGTTGTCTGAGTTTGCGCCATTGTGGGGTGCTGCCTTGTTTCCAGCTTCTTGACATGGTGGGGGCCTATCTCCCCCCTCCTGTGGGGGGGGTGTATGGTGGATGTGGTACACCCAGTGCGGGCCTATGCTTGCAAGCCGCCTGGGTACAGTTTTGCTCTTTATGCGGTGTGGGTCGTGGGTTGTGGGTTGTGGGTCATGTGGGTCGTGTGGGTCAGGGGCCGGTTCGGGTATATGTGGTTATTTACTTTTATATTATATTATATTATAAATATCCCTCATTTAAACGACCCGCAAACGTGTCCGTTGTGGGTCGACCCACGTCCCACAATGCGTTTTGTGGGTTGCAGGTTTTGGGTTGCGTGTTATAGTGAGGGAACAGAAAGGCCCCGCAACGCTTCAACGTCCGGGGCCATGATCACACTTAGAAGGAGTGCGATACCAATGAGTATATCAAAAGAAGCCGCAATATGGGATATTGAATGCCCCGATTGCGGCGCATGGCCACACCAGGACCACCAAGCAGGATGTGGAAGCCCAGAAACCTCCGCCTTCCACGACGGCAACCTAGATGACGCCTTCCACGACGGCAACCTA